CTTTAGAAAAAGAACTTATTAAAAAATATGGAAGAAGAGGTTATGATGAAGATGGAGTATTAGTTAATAGGAGTTGCGGTGGTGATTTAAAAGCATATGGGAGTAAAAAATCAGAAAGTACTAAGAAAATTATTAGTGAAAAATTAAAAGGTAAACCTAAACATACCAAGGAATCTAAACAAAAAATAAGAGAATCTCATTTAGGTAGAAAATGTAATGAAGCGCAAAAACAAAAAATGAGAAAACCTCGAAAAGAAGGAACGGGTAAAAATATAAGTAAAGCTAATAAAGGAAGAGTAAGTGGTTTTAAAAATCATAAACATACAGAAGAAGCTAAACAAAAAATAATAAATAATAGAGATAATAAAGCAATATCATTAAAAAATCAAATACCAAAACCAACAGCTGGTCCTGAAAGAATTAAAATAATACAATATGATTTAAATATGAATAAATTAAATGAATTTAATTCTATTCAAGAAGCAGCAGATAAATTAAATATTAAATATTCTCAAATATATCGAAATTTAAAAGGCATTCAAAAAAATATAAAATTTATATGGAAACAAAAATAAAACAACCACGTTTTGCTGTACTAAGTCTTTCTGGAGGGATGGACTCAAGTACTCTACTGCTAAACCTATTAGCACAAAATTATCATGTTACCTGTTTATCGTTTGATTATGGTCAAAAACATAAAATTGAACTTGAACGTGCAACTGAATTAGTTGATTATATTAACCAAGGGATATTAATTACAGACCATCAAATGCCTTATAATATGGTTAAACATCAAATTATCAAGTTAGATGGTTTATCTCAATTACTCAATTCAACATTAGTAACTGGAGGACAAGATGTACCTGAAGGACATTATGCTGAAGAAAATATGAAGGCTACAGTAGTACCTAATCGTAATAAAATATTCAGTAGCATTATTCAGGCTGTAGCATTATCTATTGCTGAACAAAATAATGCTGAATGTGATATTGCAATGGGTATACATGCAGGTGACCATGCTATTTATCCTGATTGTAGACAAGAATTCCGTGATGCTGATTACCAAGCATTCAAATTAGGTAATTGGGGTTCTGAGAAAGTAAAGGTTATAACACCATTCTTACATGTAGATAAATTTGAAATTCTAAAACATGGTTTAGAATGCTGTGAGCAACTTGGATTAGATTTCGATGAAGTATATAAACGCACTAATACAAGTTACAAACCAATGTATATTACATTACCATCAGGTGAAGGTAAATGGTACTCAGATTATAAATCAGCCGCATCAGTAGAACGTATTGAAGCATTTATTAAATTAGATCGCCCAGACCCAGTAGCATATGCTGATTTAGATTTAGGTCCTGTTACATGGGAGATAGCTAAAAAACATGTTGAGGAAGTTTTGGCAGCCCATTCATAAGATACTATATTTAATATATGCGTCAAAAGAAGAAAGAACTTAAAGGACAAGAGTATATTGTCATGAACCAATATAATGAAGTATATTCGGGTATGAAGAATGGAGGTGAGTTTCGATGGTCGTCGGATTGGTATGAAGCTAAACCATTAGAATATTCTAACACAACATTTCTCAGGATGTTTGATTCTAAAGTAGAACTAATTAAAACACAAGATTTTTATTAAAATTATATATATGAAAACAATTTGGTATTTCTCCGCACCCTGGTGTCAACCGTGTTTGGCATTTGGGCCCACAATGGATCAAGTCAATAAGACTATCCCAGTAAAAAAAGTTAATATAGACTATGAACCAGATGCTCCTGGAAAGTATGGTGTGACAAGTATTCCAACTATTATATTAGTTGAGAATGACCAACCAGTAAAACGCCACACAGGTGTTATGTCTTACAATGATGTTTTAAAATGGGCAAATGGATAAGATTATGGGAAGATATGTTTCAACAAAAACATTTGATAACTACTCTGTAGCCATCAGGCAATGGAGAGCACAACATTCACATTGTCAGTTATTACATGGTTATGGAATTTATTTTAAAGTATGGTTCGCATCTAATGAACCATTAGAAGAAAATCAACTAGATGATATGAATTGGATTGTTGATTTTGGTGGATTTAAAGAACCACCTCGTGGTAATGGTCTTAAAGCATGGATGGATTATATGTTTGATCATACTTTATTAATTGAAAAAGACGATCCATATCTAGATTTTTTCCAATCAGCTGCTATGGAAGGATTATGTTCATTGCGAGTGATGGATAAAATGGGATGTGAGTCTTTAGCTAAGTTAGTTTATGATAAATTCAATGAAGTTTTATCTAAAACAGATGCTGCTAGATGTAAAGTAATCAAAGTTGAATGCTTTGAACATGGTAAAAATAGTGCAATTTACGAAGAAAATTAAAAATAAAATATATGGCAGATTTTAGCAAACAATGGTGTGAAAAAAATGATCCTGAAATGCCTCATGATTTCGACATTCTAGAAGAAGCAGATAACCTTAAACCAGGTCATTACGTTTCTATAATTTGTGAAGGATATGGGTTTGTAGCAATTGCTAAAGATAATACAGATAGAATATTGTTAGCATTTGTAGACTCAGATGAGCATGATGAGATTCATTGGGTACCATATAATGAAGTAGTAAAATAAAATTAAAATATATGAAAACAATTTTCAAAAATGGAACTTACGAGCGAGTAAGTAAGTTTAAGTAAAAATACTATCCTTCATATATTTATTATAAATATATTATATGAAACATTATGTTTATAGAACGATTAATTTAATCACTAATAGAGAATATATAGGAGCTAGAAGTCACCCTAATCCTGAAGTTGATTCTTACTTAGGAAGTGGAGTTGAAATTGTAAAAGATATAAAAATATTAGGGATTAATTCTTTTAAAAAAGAAATATTACAAGTTTTTTCATCTCGAGATGAAGCTGAGTTATTTGAGACCCAACTAGTTAGTAAAGAATATTTAGAAAATACATTTACATATAACATAGCATTATATGGTAAAAATACTAAATCATTTAAGAGAGTAAAAGATAAGGTATGGAAAGAATATGATGCTATAAGGGATAAATATAAAAGTGGATTATCATGTAATATTATATCTAAAAAATATAATTGTAGTCCCTCAACTATAAAAAATATTGTTAAAGATATTATTAGAACACCAAAAGAAGCAGTATCCTTAGCTTTAAAAAATAGTAAATCTAATCATAGAAACAAAAAAATAGATAAAAATATTAAGCATATAATAGAATTATATCAAAAGGGATACAGTATTCTTTATATATCGAAAATGTTTAATATATCTTCGGATGGTATAAGGAATAGGTTAAAAGAAAATAACATTGAATTAAGAAGTTTTAAAGAATCTAGAAAAAATAAAAAAGAATATTCTAAAAAAGAAGTTTGGAATCATTATAAAGAAATATTATATTTAAAAAATAAGGGAAATACACTAAAAGAAATAGGAAAAAAGTTTAATTGTGACCCCCACACTATTAGTAGAATTTTAAAATCAAAAACATGAAAACTATATTAAAAAACAATCAGTACCTTAGAGTAGATGAAAAAACAGCTGAACATGAAGTTAAAATGGGTAGAGCTAAATACGCTTCAAAAATTGACTGGAAAAAGAATATACGAAATGCTGCTAAAGCAGAGGTAGTAGTTGAAGCAGAAGAAAAAGGTGAGAAAACTAAATCCAAGAAAGCAATTAAAGCTGCTAATTTTAAAGCTAGACAACGTCAATAACATGAACCAAAAATTTAAAGAAGCAGCTTTACTATTCTTTATACAGATAGTACTATATGGTATTCTCTGCATTAACTTTAGAGCAGTAGCTCAAGCACAATATAATGTAGCAGCATTGAGTGACTTTACAGTAGCGTCACTTAATTTCTTTGTAATTAGAAAAATTGCAAATAGTAATGATACGCTTCACCAATGGGCAGGCTATGTTTTAGGTAGTGTAGCTGGTTCATATTTAGGAATATATATTTCAACTTTAATACATTAATATATGCCAATAACATTAATACAACAAAAACCTACCTTTACTAAAAAGGTAGAAGGAGAAGATAAGCTAGCTATAGCTGAAATGTTCTCAGATACTATTCAAGGAGAAGGACCACATGCTGGAGTTATATCAACATTTGTACGATTGCAAGGATGTACACTTAAATGCGTATGGTGTGATACTTTAGATGTATGGCCAGAAGGAAATGAGTATTCGTTTGGTGAAATTTTTGAAATGTTTGAGTCTATTGGTTTGATAGATAGATTTAAAAAAGGACAACATTTAATCCTTACTGGAGGTTCTCCTCTAAAACAAGAAAAAGCATGTGTGGCATTCTTAAAGGCATTTATTGATCGGTATGGTTTTAAACCGTATGTAGAAGTAGAGAACGAAGCTGTACTAATGCCTTCTCCTGAATTTGTGTCTAAA